GGTTTCGCGGGGGGGGGGTACTCCCCTCATGGGGTGGTCTGGGGTGGTGGCATGACAGGCACACGCGGCCCGCTGCCCAAGCCTGCGGCCCTTCGGGCGTTGGAGAACAACGCCAGCCGGCGCCCGCTCGACCTGTCTGCCGGCGTCAACCCGCGCATCGCGATCCCGAGCCCGCCGAAGCATCTGAGCATGCAGGCCCGCAAGGAGTGGAAGCGCATCACCCCCTTCCTGGAAGAGCTCGGCCTGGTCAGCGATCTGGACCAGGCTGCACTCGGCCTGTACTGCCAGGCGGTCGGTCGGCTGAGCGAGCTGGAGACCGCGTTCAACGGCATCGTCGAGCGGCTGATCAAGGACAAGGGCCTCGACTACGCCGCGGCTGTCTACGAGGCCAGCTACTCCGTCACCCCCAGCGGCTACGCCCAGCAGAGCGTGATCGTGCAGCTCCTCAGCAAGCACCGCGAGCAGGTGAACCGTTACCTCATGCACTTCGGCCTGAGCCCTGCGGCGCGCGGCCGCGTGCAGGCCAGCAACCACATCCAGCCCACGCTGCCCGGCATCGACCCCAAGCCCGACGCTGCCGCCCGCAGCGGCTTCGCTCGTTTCTCGGTGGTGCCATCGTGAGCCGCTACACGGACGCAGCAACCAGCTACGCCGAGTCCGTCACCCGCGAACTGCTGCCGGCCTGCAACTGGACGCGCCTGGCTGCACAGCGCCAACTGGCCGACCTGCAGCGCAAGCCCTCGCCCGACTGGCCCTGGGTCTTCGATGTCGACCGCGCTTCTCGCCCCTGCGAATTCATCGAGCTGATGCCCCACATCAAGGGCAAGTGGGCCCGTGAGCGGCGGCTGATCGACCTCGAACCCTGGCAGTGCTTCGTGCTCACCACGGTCTTCGGATGGGTGCATGCCGAGACCCACCTGCGCCGGTACCGCGAAGCGTATGTCGAGGTTCCCCGCAAGAACGCGAAGAGCACGCTGTCCAGCGGCCTGGCGCTGTTCATGCTCAGCGCTGACGGCGAGCACGGCGCCGAGGTCTACAGCGCCGCCACCACGCGCGACCAGGCGCGCATCGTGTTCGACGATGCCCGCGACATGGCTGCCCGCACGCCGGATCTGCGCACCGAACTCGGCGTGGCCATCATGCAGCACAGCATCACCGTGGCCCACACTGCCAGCAAGTTCGCACCCCTGGCGGCCGAGGGCTCCACACTGGACGGCCTCAACGTGCACTTTGCCGTGATCGACGAGCTGCATGCGCACAAGACCCGCGCCGTCTACGACGTGATCGACACCGCCCGCGGCGCGCGCGAGCAGTCGCTGCTGTGGTGCATTACCACCGCGGGCACCGATACCAGCGGCATCTGCTACGAGCGCCGCACGCACGTCACCAAGGTGCTCGAAGGCGTGGTCGACGACCCGGCCATGTTCGGCGTGATCTACAGCATCGACGCTGGCGATGATCCCCTGGTGCCCGCCAGCTGGGCCAAGGCCAACCCGAACTGGGGCAAGTCCGTGCTCAAGGAAGACATGGAAGCCTCGGCCCGCAAGGCCGGCGTCATGCCATCGGCGCTCAACAACTTCCTGACCAAACGTCTGAACGTGTGGGTCAACGGTGCCAGCGCATGGATGGACATGGTCGGCTGGAACAAGTGCCTGTCCAAGCTCACCATCGACCAGTTCTTCGGTGAGCCCTGCTGGATCGGCATGGACCTGGCCGAGAAGCACGACTTCGCCTCGATCTGCCTGGTCTTCTGCCGCGGTGATGAATGGCACGTGTTCCCGCGCCTGTACCTGAACGAAAGCGCGATCGAGGAAAGCGGCAACGCCCACCTGCAGGGCTGGGCCCGCATGGGCCACGTCATCACCACCGAAGGCAACGTGACCGACTACGACGTCATCGCCGACGACCTGCGCCAGGCCTGCCGCGACTTCGACGTGCGCGAGATCCCCTTCGACCCCAAGCAATCGCAGTACTTCGCCCGCAAGCTGCTGGATGAAGGCCTGCCGCTGGTCGAGATCAAGCAGACCCCGGTCTTCTACAACCAGCCCTTGCTGATGGTCCAGAACTCGGTGCTCGAACGCAAGATCTTCCACAGCGGCAACCCCGTCTTCACCTGGATGATGAGCAACGTCGTCGTGAAGGTGAGCCAGTTCAGCAAGCTGCGCCAGCCCATGAAGGAGCGGCCAGAGAACAAGATCGACGGCCCCGTGGCCATGTTGATGGCCATGGGCCGCGCCATGACCACCGTCGATGACGGCTACGCCGACCAGGCCTTCGTCGACCTCAACGCCATCATGGCCGCCGCAGCATGACGCCGACCATCCAGCTCGACACCGACGCCTATCAGTCGCGTGTGCTCATGACCTGGCTGGCCAGTCAACCTGGCGCCATGCAGCGCGCCGGCGTGCAGCCGCTCGCGGGCCGCCAGGCCGGTGCAGGCGTCAGCAACCTGATCGCCACCAGCGGCGACAACGAGGCCATGCGCGCCCTGTTCGCCCCGCTGCCTGCCTCCAGCGGCTTCGCTGTCACCGACTACACGTCGATGCTGGTGAGCACCATCTTTGCGTGCCTGTCCAAGATCTCGGGCGCGATGACGCAGCTGCCGGTGCACCAGTACCGCATCGGGGTCGACGGTGACCGCGAACGCATGGCCAAGACGCCGCTGTGGTGGCTGCTCAACGAATCGCCTGATGCGCAGTGGACGGCCGCGAGCTGGCGCGAGTGGATAGTGCGCTGCGTGCACCTGCGTGGCGACCAGCACACCCAGATCATCCGCCGCAGTGGCGCTTCTGCCGGTGGCGAGGTGATCGGACTGCGACCGCTGCACCCCGACAACGTGCGTGTGCGCTGCGAAGGTGGCCGCAACATCTACGACGTGTTCGACCCCGAGACCGGCCACAGCACCGGCGTCGACCAGGACGACATGCTGCACTTCACCGGCTTCGGCTTCGACGGCAAGCGCAGCCTCAGCGTCGTGCAGCATGCCGCGCGCAACAGCATCGGCAACGCCCTGGCCGCCAGCGACTTCACCGGCCGCCAGCTCGGCGAGGGCGCCATGCCCAAGATCGCGCTCAGCTACCCCAACAAGCTCAACCCTGACCAGGCTGACCTGCTGCGCAAGAGCTTCGTCGCCGCCTACAGCGGCCCGGGATCGCAAAAGCTGCCGCTGATCATGACCGAGGGCGGCAAGGCTGAGCAGCTCACCTGGAGCGCCGTCGACCTCGAACTGCTGGCCTCGCGGCGCTTCGAGCGCGAAGACATGTGCCAGGCCTGCGGCGTGCCGCCGGTGCTGATCGGCGAGAACGAGAAGACCAGCTCCTGGGGCACCGGCGTCGAGCAGATCACGCTGGGCTTCGTCAAGTTCACCGTGTCGCCCCACCTGGTGCGTTGGAGCCAGGAGCTGAACCGCAAGCTGTTCCGTCGCGCCGGCATGTTCGTCGAGTTCGACCTGGACGCCCTGCTGCGCGGTGACAGCAAGGCCCAGGCCGAAGCCTTTCGCGCTGCCCTGGGCGGCCCCGGCACCGGTGACGGCTGGATGAGCGTGGACGAAGTGCGCCGGCTCAAGAACCTGCCGCCACTGGACACCGAAGAAAGCAGCAAGCCCTTCCGCGCACAGCGTGCCCAGTCCACCCCGGCACAGGCTGACCCCATGCCTGCCGCCCTGGCCGGCCTGGCCGGCACCGTGGCTGCCCTGGCCAGCCGCGAACCGGCGCCCGCCGTCATCAACGTGACGCCGGCCCCGATCAGCGTGCAGGCCGGCGACACCCATATGCACATCGATGCCGGCGCCATCCAGCTCGACCACCACGCCCACGCGCCGGCCATCACCCTGGGCGACACCGCCGTGCACATCGATGCCGGCGCCGTGCAGGTCGCCAACCATGTGCAGACGCCTGCACCGGGCGCCACCCGCCAGACCATCACGCGTGACGCTGCCGGCGACATCGCCGAGATCGTCACCCACCCCACCGACGACTGACGCACCACCATGGCCAATGCCCTGTATGACCCCGGCCGAGAAGGCGTGCTTGACCGCACCATCGACATGACGGGTGACGTGCGCGTGATGCTGGTGCTCAGCACCTACACCTTCAGCGCCGCGCACAAGTTCCTGTCCGACCTGGGCGCCGTCGACAACGGTCGCAGCGCCGCGCTGGCGTCCAAGACCTACACCAGCGGCGTGTTCGATGCTGCTGACACCACGCTCACCGCCACGGCCGCCACGGCCTCCAAGGCGCTGGTGGTCTTCCAGCACACCGGCGCCGACGCCACTGCCCGCGTCATCGCCTATGTCGACACGCCCATCAGCGGCCTGCCTTTCACGCCCGCTGCCAGCCAGGTGATCAACATCACCTGGGACAACGGCGCCAACAAGATCTTCAAGCTGTGAGCACACGCGCACCATGAGCATGCAAACCTGGGTCGAGACCCTGATGGCGGCGCAAGTCGATGGCGTCGCACTCACCAACAGCACCACCGCCACCAGCCTTCTGGGTGGCACCGGCACCGGCGCCAGTGCGGCCAAGGTCACCCTACCCGCCAACTGGTTCCAGATCGGGCGCGTTTTGCGGGTCCGGGCCGCGGGGCGCATCAGCACCGTGGTCACCACGCCCGGCACGCTCACCCTGGATCTGCGCATGGGTGCCGTGATAGCGGCAAACGGCGGCGCCATGACGCTGTCGACGACGGCCAAGACCAACGTGGCTTGGGATCTGGAGTGGCTGCTGACCTGCCGGGCCATCGGCTCAGGCACCACCACCACGCTGATGC